CTTTTATAATATTTATGCATTTGGAATTGATCTACTCCCAAAAGATTTACAAGATACATTTGAAGCAATTAACGGCAAATTTGCAAATATAAATTATAATTGATATGAATTTAATTGAAAGAATAAAAGCAAGAACACCAAAGAAAAACAAGCTAGGTGTAAAGGTAGCTGCAGTATTAGGTGCAGTTGCATTAAGTGTAGCAGAAAGCGGTGCAGTTGACAATCGACCAGTTATTAAAATAGCATTAGAGGTGCTGTCATTAAAGCTAGGCGCAATTGCAGTTTACAACGCTCAAAAGGTAGAAGATGATAACAACTAAACAGTTAATTGCTAAGTATGGTAAGCCAAATGTAACAGGTGCTGGTTATTTAGTTACGATTAATTTACCTTATCCTATGCGTTTAGCTTGGGATTTAAATACAAAAGTATCTAGAATGAGCTGTCATAAGCTAGTTGCAGATAAATTTTTAGGAGTATTTAATGACTTGCTCGCGCATTACGGTTACGATAAGATAGTCTTGCTAGGAATTGACCTTTTTGGTGGATGTTTCAACTTTCGTAAAATGCGAGGGGGTTCAGATTGGAGTAAGCATTCATGGGGTGTAGCAGTAGATTTAGATCCAGCTAGGAACTTATTAAAAGAAACTTCTAAAACAGCACGTTTTGCAAGACCTGAATACCAAGAAATGATTTATATTTTCTATAAACATGGTTTTGTATCCTTAGGTAAAGAGAAAAACTACGATTGGATGCATTTTGAAATAAAAGAATAACCACACATACTATAGAATAGTATATCTGACGCAATCTCAAAAGGGTTGCGTTTATTTTTTTTAAAGTTTTTTGTTTAATTGTTATGATATTATAATAAAAGCATTATATTTGTAGAAACAAACAAAGAAAAATATGAAAACTTTAGAAACTATTACAGAAAGATTATTTAATATCTTAAAAGAAAATCCTACAATGGATGAAAACAAAGCTATTGAATTAGCATTTAAACAAGAACAAGATTTTTTAAGTGAAATGATTGAGCAAAGAACTGAAAGAAGTCAGAAAGCTTTAAAGCAAATAACAAAAAATGTTTACGGACTATCCCATATTTTAAACTAATATGGGGTTTGAAACATATACTTGGAATTGTAAGTTTTGCGGTAAACTACATATATGGAATAAAAAATATAAATATTGTAATTGTTGTGATTACAAACCAAATGTAAAAAATATGAACGAGAAAAACAAAGCTATCGAATTAATAGAAAAATTTAGCACAAAAAGAGATGCATTATTAGCTATTGATATGATGATGACGATGTACATAGCTTTAAAAGGTCTTAAAGATGATGTAAATATATTTTACTGGGAAGGTGTTAAACAAAAAATAATTGAATTATGAGATATAAAAAAGAAGCCACTAGATTAGTTTCTAGTTATTTTCAACAAATAGTAAAAAAAGATTATAAATATAATCATGAAACTTTTACTATATATGAAGAAATAGCTAAATTATACGCTATACTATTTATAGAAGAAAATGGAAGTAAATCATTTGATAAGAAAAAATTAATACAAGAAATTAAAGAATTGAGTTTATTAGGTGGTGCAATTTACTGGGTAATTAGCCACGTCGAAGAAGAACGTAAAATTAAAAAAAGATTAAAAGACGCTAAAAAGAAAGTATTTCCACAGGATCGTATCCAATATTATACAAGTTTGTAATATGAAATTAGCAAGAATTATATTGGCAATTATAGTAATAACAATTACAATACTATTTATGTTATGACAAGTGATTATGCAAGAAAATTAGCTACGGAAGATTTAACACGTAGACTACAAAGGCAACCTTTTAACACTACTATACTAAATGAGTTGAATAAACGTGCGACAAGGATTAGTAAGTGCCAAATAGAGGGTCAAAAAAGACTAGATAAAGAGAAAGCAAAGTATTTTAGTAAAGCAATTATAGGCTACAAAGACTCTGAATATGCAACAGAAGACGAAATGTTAAACGAATTTAGCTGCACATATGAAGACTTAAGTCCAAGTGAACGTCAGATTTATAATAACGCTGTAAAAACTTGTAAAATATGAAAAAAAAAATAATAATTGATGGTTTAAGGCTTGGATTAGGAAGTCAAGGTATTTGGACTCCTGAGTTAGAAAAAATTATTTTAGAAGAAATTAAAAAAAAAGAATTAGACGAAATAATCCAACAAATGATTAAAAAAGGATATGGTGAAAACTTTATGAATGGAGAGTTAGTTGTCGCAATGATTAAAGATGTGTTAGAAATTTTAGAAAATAATAAATTATGACAGCAGTAGAATGGTTATTTGAAAATTTAAATATTTATGTGCTTTCTGAAGATATGAAAGCAGAAATTGAAATATTTGAACAAGCAAAAGAAATGGAGATAAAAGAAAAGTTAAAATACCAATTATATATAGGCAAAGTATCAGATGTAATTGGATTTGAAAAAGCATTGAATTTATTGAAAGAAGTAAATGAAGAAATAAGATGACAGCAATAAATAAATTAATTGTAGATATACAAGAACTTAAGAAAACAAAGTTATATGCTTCATCTTTTAAATGTATTGATGATTGTTTATTCTTAGCAGAATATTATAAGAAAGAAGAACGTAACCAGATTATAAGAGCAATTAATTATTCTGAAATGAAACATGATGAATTATTAAAACAAGCAATTAAAGAAAGAAGAACCATAGGAGAAATTTACTACGATAAAATAATTAAGAAATGACAGCGAAAGAAAAAGCAGAAGAATTAGTAAATAAATTTTACAATGAAGTAAGATATTATCAACGAGCTAAACAATGTGCATTAATTGCAGTTGATGAGGTTGTACAACAATTAACACCTATTGAAAAAGCACCTAACAATAAATTTGCATTTCAATATTGGCAAGAAGTTAAACAAGAATTAGAAAAGTTATGAAAAAATGTTTCGGATGTAAACGTAACTACCCATTATTTTTGTTTCATATAAACGACTCTAAGTATCAAAGAGAAGCTGACAAGGGTGTAACTATAGAATGTAGATTATGTTGCTTTAAAAGAATGAAAAAAGATAATGGTATTATGCAAAGAATAGATGGAAAGTTTACCTTTGTGAATATTAATCCAATTAAATATATGTTAAGGAAATGAGAACAGCAATAGACTGGTTGGTTGAGCAACTAGAAAACCATACTGGAGTTACACGAAACGGCTTTGAGTATGTTATTAACGAAGCAAAAGAAATTGAACGTAACCACTTAATAGACTTCTTCAAATTCTTTCGAGATAACGGAGAAAATCACATCGGATTAACAATTGAACAATTTGTTGATTTATATTTAAAAAGCAACGTAACTCCAGAATCGCTGTAGTAAAGCCTCTTGCTTGGACTCCTATCGTAATTGGTAGGAGTTTTTTTATGCAAAACAATTACTTAAATATGTAGTTACTTATTTGTACCAATACGTATTTTAATGGTTGAATTTAAAACCGAAATGATAGAGCTTTACAAACAAGGAGTTTCTATTACTGAAATTGCAAAGAAAATCTGCAAAGAAAACAACCTAGAATATAACGACAACAAAAGAAGATTAGCTTCTAAAATGCTAGATAGAGCCAAAAATAAAGGTGTATTCGATGAATGTGAAGCCGTAGGGATAGACCCTGAGAAAATCAAAAACTATTGGTATAAAGGTAAACACTATTCCATCAATGTTAAAGGCGAGACTGACACATTCAAATACGAAGATTTTAAAGAAGACTTTATAGCATCTGTTAAGGATATCAAACCTAACTACATTCAGATAATTCGAACTGATTCAGAGGAGGAATCACATTGTCTGCTAATAGATCCTGCAGACATTCACGTCAATAAGCTATGTTCAGCGTTTGAAACAGGTGAGGAATACAACTCACAGATGGCAGTGCAACGCGTTAAGGATGGTGTAGCATCGATTTTAAGCAAGTCTAAAGGCTTTAATATAGACAAGATAATACTTATTGTAGGTAACGATGTTTTAAACACTGACAACGCACGAAATCAAACAACAAAGGGTACGCAACAAGACACACACATGAAATGGTTCGACGCGTTCTTAATGGCAAAGCAGCTATATATTGACATTATTAGCACTTTAGTAGCGATTGCAGACCTGGAAGTAGTCTATAATGTATCTAATCACGATGAGATGAGTGGATTCTTTCTAATGGATTCAATCTACTCATGGTACAACGAACACCCAAACATCACTTTTAATCGTTCACCAGCACATAGAAAGTATTCCGTATATGGTAAGAACTTAATCGGTACAACACATGGAGATGGAGCTAAACAAAATGATCTTCCATTATTGATGTGTCACGAAGCTAGTCAACATTGGCACGATTGTAAGCATAGATATTGGTTTACTCACCACGTACACCACAAAACAAGCAAGGATGTAATGTCAGTACAAATTGAGTCCCTACGTTCACCATCTCCTGCGGACTCATGGCATCACAAAAGTGGATATCAACATTCACCATTAGCAATCGAAGGCTTTATATTCCATAAAACACATGGACAAGTAGCAAGACTTACTACACTTTTTTAAGCCTATACCCTTAAAATAAAAATTAATTATGGCAAAAGTTACACTAGAATTTGATTCAATAGAAGATAGCGAAGATTTAAAAGTTGCATTGTACGGATGGAAATACGCGTTTGTAATTGACGAGTTGGACCAATACTATAGAAGCATCTATAAATACTCTGAAATAGGCAGCGAAATTGAAATGGCAGAACAAGTACGCAATAAAATTAGAGAGATAATGCACGACAATGGATTGTTGATGGATTAGTGAAAAATGTGTACCTACCTGTAACGTAGTGATAGCAATGGATACAGAGGAAATAGGTACGAATGTACACTTTTTTTGCTCACTTCTATATATATTTTATTTTCTACTTATTACTTTAAAAACTTTTTTTTTATTTTTTCCCTAAAAAAACGCGGAAATGTGTACTTTTTTTCTGTACCCCCTATAAATCCTAGAAAGTTTAGGTACACATTTAGGTACACTTTGATATTTTAATAAGTACTTATTATTTTTATTTGTATTTTTTTTTATAAAAGTATTGTAGATTAAAAAAGAATACTTATATTTGCTCATCGAAGCGTAGGAAACTCCGAAAAATATTATTTACAAAAAGCTATCCGATAAAGGTTTCCTACGCACCTTTTGAAGATGGCTTTTTTATTTTAAATTATTATGAAAAAAATTATTTTAACAGTAGCAGCAGTTTTAACTTTAGGTTTATCATTTGCTCAAGAATGTAAGAGTGTAAAAGCAGAAGTAGATTCTTACACTGGAGAAAGAACAATTGAAACTGAATTTGTAAACCCTAGTTTTGGATGTTACATTGTAGCTAAAAAAAATTATGGAGTTATACTATGGATTCAATTGAAAAGCAAAATACTTTTAAGTATGGATGCTGGTGAGATATTATACTTTAAGTTGTCAGATAATTCAGTAGTTAAATTCACAGTAAAAAAGTATAATATTAGCGACTATTCAAGTTATGATGGGTATACTAATTCATTTGGATTTATATTAGATCAAGAAGTATTGGATGCTTTAATGAATAAAGAAGTGATTGGAATTAAATGTAGTGTAAATGAATATAATTTAAGTGCAAAAGAAAGTACTACATTAAAAAACAATATTAACTGTATCGTAAATACTAAGTAATGGAAGAGACTTGGGAGCACTTAGAAGAACATTATTATATTAGTAACTTTGGTAATGTTATGAATAGAAACACTAATCGTAACTTAAAGCCTATAAAGTGCAATCAATATAAAACAAAAGTAACTTTGACACTAGAGAACAATAGTAGAAAAAAAGATGTATTTTTGGCGTCCGAAGTTGCTAGGAAGTTCATTAGTGAATCATTTAAGAAAGTAACTAGATTGGATAAGAATCAATTTAATAATAGAGTAGATAATTTAATAGTATGTTAGTATCAATATTTAAGACCGTAATGGATAGTTCTAATCCATTCAACAAAGATGTTTACTATGCTTTAGATAGAATAAAGATAGGTAAGAGTAAAGCATTAAATGAACAAATTAGGGCTACTGAATCAAAGGATGAGCAAAACAAATTAAAGAAGGGATTGCCTGGGGTATGTTTCAACGGAACCTTTAAGCAAAGGTCAATAAGAGGTATAGATAAAAGATCAGGATTAATAATACTAGACTTTGATGGGTTACCTACTTTTGAAGATACTATTAAATTCAAAGAAGAAATATGCAAAGATGAATTTGTTTTTTCTAGTTGGATCTCTCCAAGTGGTAAAGGTATAAAGGTACTAGTTAAAATAGCCACTACAGGAGAGCATAAGAACTACTTCTTAGCTTTAGAAAAACACTTTGATTCTAAGTATTGGGATAAGTCTTCTTCTAATATTGATAGATTTTGCTATGAATCATACGATGAAAATTTATTTTTAAACAAAGAATCTAAAGTATGGACTGAATGTGAGTCATTATCTATATCAGATATAGGTGTGCAAGAGCCTTTATTAGCTATTAAATCAGATAATAGAATTATATCTAATTTATTGAAATGGTGGAATGATAATCATGGCATGGTTCAAGGTCAAAAGAATAATAATCTTTTTAAACTAGCTGCTGCATTAAATACTTTTGGCATCAATATCAGAGAAGCTGAAAATGTATTGTTGCAATTTGATGAAGGAGGGAAGGAGAAAGAAATTTTAATGCTTTTAAATTCTGCTTATAAAAATGTACATGAATTTGGAACTAGATTCTTTGAAGATACTCAAACTAAGCATAAGATTGAAAAGCAAATTAGAAGTGGTAAAAAAGTAAAGGAGATATTTAATTCATTTCCTGAATATAATGAGTCAGATTTAGAAAGTTGCGTATCAGGATTAAAAGAACGTGTAGAAATGGAAGACTTTTGGTCACATGATCAAGAAGGAAAATGTAAACTTTCACCACACAAATATAAGTTTTGGTTACAAGAAAACAATTTCTTTAAATATTTTCCAACTAATAGCAATACTTATACTTTTATACGTAAAGACCAAAACTTAATTGAAGAAACAAACGAGAAGAGAATCAAAGATTTTGTACTAGATACATTGTTGCAACGTGATGACATTGGATTCATGCCTTATGACATGATGGCATCCACTACAAAATACTTTACAAGTGAGTTTTTATCTTGTTTAGAAAGTGCTGAAATAGAAATAAAAGAAGATACTATAGATAAAGCGTATTTATATTATAATAATTGTGCTTTAGAAGTATCTAAAAATGAAGTAAAGAAGATAGATTATATTGACATTAAAGGGTTTGTTTGGAAGAAACAATTAATCGATAGAGACTTTGAAAGTTACGATCATCACGATGCTGTATTTAGAAAGTTCTTGTGGCTAATAGCTGGTAAAGATGTAAGTAAATACAACTCATTTAAATCAGTAATTGGATACTTAATGCACTCTTTTAAAACTAGTGCTAATAACAAAGCAATTATTTTTAACGATGAGACTATTTCAGAGAATCCAAACGGAGGAAGTGGGAAGGGGTTATTTTGGAATGCACTTGCAAAAATGAAGAAAGTAGCATCTATAGATGGTAAGACTTTTGAATTTAATAAATCATTTCCTTACCAAACTGTTTCAACAGATACACAAGTTTTGATATTTGACGATGTTAAAAAGAACTTTAATTTCGAGTCTTTATTTTCTTTAATTACAGAAGGGATTACATTAGAATACAAAGGACAGGATGCAATAAAATTACCTGTAAATAAATCCCCAAAGATATTAATTACAACTAACTACACGATTGGTGGTATTGGTGGTTCTTTTGAACGTAGAAAGTTTGAGGTAGAAATGAGTGACTACTTCAGTTTTAAACATACACCACTAGATGAGTTCGGACATATGCTATTTGATGAGTGGGACAATAATGAATGGTTAAGATTCGATAACTATATGATTAATTGTTGCCAATATTATTTAGAAAATGGATTAGTTAAGCATAATTTTAATAACTTAGACATCCGTAAATTTATCAAAGAAACTTCATACGAGTTCTACGAATGGTGCAACGATGGAAATTTACCATTTAATGTTAGACTTTATAAAGATGATTTACATGATTTATTTATAAAAGATTATACTGACTTTCATAAGCTATCTAAAAAAAGATTTACATCCTGGTTATCTACTTATGCAGTATTTTATAAGCACAAGACATTTGAAGGAAAAACGAATAATAGAAGGTGGGTAGAATTTGAAAATAAAACTGAAGCACCAATTATTCCATCTGATGATATATGGGATTCACCAGAACTAAAAGGACTATAAAAGAATCAATAAATAAATACATAAGATGCATCAATGAGTACGACGTTATCTTGTCAGGTAAAAGTTATGATATATTTTCTTATTACTACGATGTAAAAGATGCGTTTGGATTTATAAAAAAAGAAGGTGAAATATACTTAATAGATGAACATTTAAACGAAATTAACTTAAAAGACATTTAAAACACTTAATTAAGAAGTATGAAAAAAGAATTACGTGACTACCAACTAGACCTATCAAAGAAAGCTGTTGATATACTCCGAGATAAGAAGATAGTGTATCTAAATTTCTCCGTCAGAACTGGCAAGACAGCAACAGCATTAGAAACGTGTAGACTATACGGAGCAAAGAAAGTATTGTTTCTAACTAAAAAGAAAGCAATCGGATCAATTCAAAATGATTATAACGACTTTGGATTTACTTTTGATTTAACAGTGATTAATAACGAGTCACTATCCAAGGTAATAGGAAATGATTTTGATGTTGTAATACAAGATGAAGCACATGGAATGGCATCCTTCCCTAAACCAAGCAATAAAGCAAAGGAATTTAAAGCACGTTTTTCAAGAATTCCATTGATATTACTTTCAGGAACAATGGCAAGTGAATCATATTCACAAGTGTATCATCAATTCTATTTAAGTGCTTATAGTCCATTTAGTCAATATAAGAACTTCTACGCATGGAGTAAGGTGTTTACACAACCTACGCTTAAATATGTTAGCTACGGGACTGTAAATGATTATTCAAGTGCAAAAATAGATTTAATTGATTTAGTTATACAACCATATATTTTAAAGTTTACACAAGAAAACGCAGGATTTGAAAGTAAAGTAAACGAGAAAGTAATATACTTTGATAGTTGCAACAAAAAAATAATTGATAAGCTAAAAAAAGACTTAGTAGTTGAGGGCAAAGAAGAGGTAATATTAGCAGATTCAGGGGTGAAAATGATGAGTAAATTACACCAATTAGAAAGCGGTACAATTAAGTTTGAAAGCGGTAATTCAATGGTAATAGATAATTCGAAAGCCTTATTTATTGCGGAACATTTTAAAGGTAAAAAACTAGCAATTTTTTACTATTACATAGAGGAGTTTCATTTATTACAATTTGCTTTCCCAAACCACACCACCGACATAGAGGAATTTAATACTACCGATAAGCATTACATAGGTCAGCAATATAGTTCTGCAATGGGTATTAATTTAAGTGCAGCAGATTGCTTAGTGTTTTTTAACTTTGGATTTAGTGGCACAAATTATATACAATCAATTGATCGCTTAACAACAATCTCACGTAAAGAAAACGATGTGTATTTTATTTATGGCAAAGGTTCACTAACTGAGAAAATCCACCAGGTGGTAAAACAAAAAAAGACATTTACACTAAAACAATTCGAGAAATGTTAGAAAGTAAGATTCAAACTTCATGTATAAACTACGCTAAAAAAAACGGATGGTATTGTTGTAAGACTATTAAAGTATCTGTTTCAGGTTTTCCTGACCTTATTATGCTGAAAGATGGTGTTTGTGTATTTGTTGAATTCAAAACGATAAATGGAGTGCAATCTGAATTACAAAAGTATCAACAAAAGCTACTTGAAAATCAAGGTTTTAAATATTATTTAATACGTTCACTAAAAGAATTTCAAAAAATAATTATAGAAATGTGATTATATTATAATAAATGTATTATATTTGCATATATAAACAATTTAATATTTGAATTATGAGTGGATGTTATGGAAATGATTCTTTTGATAGATACTGGGAATCGCAATTAGACAATTATCTTGAAGACTACGATGAAGACGATCAAGAGGAAGAAGAAGACGAAGATTACGAGTATGAACGATTAAATGATAAATAAGATGAATGATAAACTAGAATTACTTGAAGCATACCTTAAAGGTTTTCAAAGCGCATTAATTAGAAAATCTAATGAATACGGATCAACTGAAAAAATAGAAGTTCAATTAGATATGATTGATACAATTAAATTACAAATACAAAATATAAAAGCTGGATGAATGATTTAGAAAAATGGGCAATAGATGTGAAAGTCTCCCTAGTAAACTACCAAGAAACATACGGAGATAACGATTTCTCTAATGGGCAAGTTTTTATGATAGATAGAGTGTTAAACATAATAAATAAAATAAATGAAGATAGTAGCAGATTTAACGGATAAGCACGAAATCAACCTAAAGCAAATTAAAAGGCTAGGTTACATCTTAAATGAAGAAGTAAGCACAAAGCCAGCACAAGTTACTTTAGCAATGGACATCCTACAATATTTAATGTGGGAATTTAGTGAACCAGATTTAATAGAAATAATACTTAAAAACAAAGACAATGAAAGAGCATAATATAGACGCGATGAAATATCGTAAACACACACACCTTGCTGGTGTAGATGTTTCAATCATTGCAAGCGAAAAAGGTAAGTGCTTACTTACAATCAAAGATGCATATTACTCTAAAGGAGTAGATGTATCAGGTAATAGAACTGACGGTTACTTCTTAGAATTTATTGAAGATGTGATGGACATGGTAGTTAATTCTAGTAATAGAAAGCAGATATCACAGAACTTAGTATTAGAAAAAGGGTTATCATTAGTTGATAGTCGCAACATTGGTAATTGGATAGGTTACAAGATCGAACTTTACCACGATGAAACAATTCGAATGATGGGTAAGATAGTTGGAGGAATCAGAGTAAGAGGATTTAAAGCATTGCCAAACTTAGAGCTAAACACACCAAACTTTGATGCAGTTAAGAAAGCATTACAAGGTGGTAACTATACAATCGAACAAGTAAAAACAAAGTATAACGTATCTGTTGAGGTACAAAAATTATTAAACGATGGAAAATAAGATATACAGACATAGAGCATCACAAGGTGGATTGCTTTTAACAAATGGAAAAGACGATTTAAAGTTAGGGGCGTCAATGATTACTTACTTAAAGAAATGGTATGCAGAACAAAAGTCTGGAGTGCGTGATGAAATAGATTCCAAGTACTTTCGTAAAGGTAATATGTGCGAAGATGAAGCTATTGACATTTGTGCAGAACGTTTTGGATTAGGTATACTTGAAAAAAATATAGTACATTTTAACGACGAGCATTTCAACGGGACACCAGATGTTATCACTGATGATTTTGTAATAGATACTAAATGCTCATGGGATTACGTTACATTTTTAGATGCTATAACAAGTCCAATCAATAAAGACTACGAAGCACAATTACAAGTGTACATGCACTTGACTGGTATAAAGAAAGCAAAGTTAGTATATGTATTACTAGATACACCTGCAGAAGCAAACTACGGTAACGATATATTCTACAGTCATATGCCAATTAACGAAAGGTTTTATAGTTTTGACTTAGAATATGATCCAACTATGATTGAGCAAATGCAGAATAAAGTAAATAATTGTAAAATATTTTTAAAAGATTATGATGCAAGAATCAAATTATTACTTGGATAAAAGAGATAATACTGTTGTCACGTTATTACTACGTGGCAATGGTTTCATCCGAGTAAAGCCAAATAAAGGATTAGATATAGTAATGAGTGTAGAATGCTTTGAAGAAATTTTTAAAAGGATATGATAATTAAATTAACAATGAAGTGCGGAGACATTATAAGGTTTGAATCTGGTAGAGACTTCGATAAAATATCAGAGGATATACTTAATCAACAATGGAGAAGAGTAAAGGATTTAGAAGGAATTAAAGTTGTATTTAACATAGATAATTTAAAATATATTAGTCATGAATAAACAAATTAATAATACGTTCCAAGTACTTTGCTTAATGCAAGTAGCTTTAGAGAAGTTAGAAGACCTTGATGAAGGCAACATCTTTAGAGAGAATAACTACGATACAATAGATAACTTTATTAAGTATCTCGAGTCAAATGTTGAACCGTTGACAAGTGAGATTAACGTACAGGAGTCCGATCAATACATCTATATCACTAAGAACATTCGTAAAGTAATTGATAAAATTAGAATCAAATAAAGAAATATTTTGTATATTTGTGTATCGAGTAGTGCCGATGAATAAGAACTTTTTTAAAGCCTTAGCCGATTGGTAGCACTACCCATGAAGCTAGGGTTTTTTATTTTATGGAAATTTGGAAAGATATACCTGGTTATGAAGGGATTTATCAGGTTAGCAACTTAGGTAAAATTAAAAGCATTCCAAGGGTTACTAATAATACAAAAGGATGCTATATTACTAAAGAATTAATATTAAAACATAGTTTATGTAAATCAAGAGGATATCCTGTGGTTAGAGTTTCAATTAAGTCTGTAAGAAAAACAATAGTTATACATCAAGCAGTCGCAATGGCATTTTTAAATCACACCCCATGCGGTCATAAAATAGTAGTAGACCATATAAACGAAGATAAAACAGATAATAGAGTTGAAAATTTACAAGTAATTACTAATAGAGAAAATTGCTCTAAATCAAGATTAGGAAAAGGATCCTCTAAATATACAGGTGTTAGCTGGAGTAAGTCAAATAAAAAATGGATTTCTCAAATATGCGTAAATGGGAAGCGAGAAAAACTAGGATACTTTAATTGCGAATTAGAAGCAAGTATATCGTATCAAAATAAATTAAAAGAAATATTATGAAAAAAATAAGTGTAATTATAATGTGTTACTTTTGTTTAACAAGCTTTAAGGCCAGTTATTATCATTCTTCATTTCATGGAAAGATAACTTATAGTGGTGAAATTTATAATGAGAATAAATTAACAGCAGCATCAAATGTTTATCCAATAGGAACTAGATTAAAGATTACAAATATAGAAAATAATAAATCTGTAATCGTAAAGATAAATGACAAAGGATCATTCCGTAAAGTAACACTAGATCTATCAAAGAAAGCATTTAGTAAAATAGCTGAATTAGATAAAGGAGTAATAAATATTAAAATTAAGAAACTAAAATGAAGACAATTTGTGAACAATTTATAGAAGATTATGAAGAGCGTGAGTTATATAAAGTTTGTGAATTTGCACATGTAGGTGATGAACAATATAATTTAATTCCAAAGCGTTTTATTACACAACATGAATATGAAATTTTTTGTAAATTACTAAAAGAAATAATAGAAAGATGACAAAGAAAGAAGAACTTAAGTACAATTTAAAAATGGAACAACTATTAGTAAGTCAATTGTTTGAGCAAATACGAGAATTAAAGTATGAGAATGCAGTAATGCGAGACGATTTATTTCAACTTAGCAAAGACTATTTCACACCGAAAGACGCTATTGTAGCAAAGGTTATCGAAGCATACAAAACAAGGTCTGAAGTAGGGATAGCGAAGTATGGCACAACACTTGAAGACAATAACACCGATGACTTCCTACAGCATCTACAGGAGGAGTTAATGGATGCCACACTTTATATTGAAAAATTAAAGGGAGTTGAGTCTCAGTTAAAAAAAATATACTTATATTAGTAAAAAATTAAAAACGATGAGTAAATTTAAAGGAGTGATTACACACATTGGAGAGGTAATCGAATTAGGGAACTACAAAAAGTTGTATGTTCATGTAGTAGAAAATGAAGGAGAGTATCCGCAGTCATGCAACTTTGAAGTATTTGGTGAAGCAAAAGTTGATAACGTTCTTAAGTACAATAGAGTAGGAGATGTGGTCGAAGTAGATTACAACCTTAAAGCTCAAGAGTCAAAACGTGAAGCTGGTGTATTCTTTAACACCATTCAATCTTGGAAGATAACAAAGCATGATTAAGCAAATAGAAGTAATTGCACAAAAACATAAGGACTGGGTGAATATCGCTCGGTCCTTTGGTGCTAAGACGGAAGCCGAAGACATTGTACAGGAAATGTATCTTAGATTAGATAAGTACATCAAGCCTGATCAAAAGATTTCTACATCGTTTGTATGGATTACTTTACGAAATATTTACTTTGACTTCCTGAAGAAAGAGCCAGTTACGTTTGAACTAGATAAGACAGTTTCTGAAGCCGTTTGCGAGACCGAAAGTATAATTGCATACGGAGAACTAAATAAACGCGTTAAAGACGAGCTTAATAATGTTGATTGGTTTGACAAAATGCTATTCGAACTATACGTGACAAGTGGCAAGTCAATGCGAGAACTATCTAAAGAGACAGGAATAAGTCTTTCTTGCATATTCTATACCACCAATAGAACAAAAAAGCACTTAATTAGTTTACTTAATGAGGACTATGAAGATTACTTAAACGAAGATTACGAATGGCTAAAAGAAAAGCAACAGGACTAGGAGATACAATAGAGAACGTACTCCAAGCAACAGGAATAGATAAGGTAGCAAAGTTTATATTGGGAGAGGATTGCAAGTGTGATGAACGTAAAGCAAAACTAAACGAGCTTTGGTCCTATAGAAAGAAACCACTTTGCCTTAATGAAGATGAATACCTTTGGCTTAACGAAGGAGGTTTAAAGAAAGCAGAGACATCCCTGGTAGATTCAATGTTAATGCAAAGAACACATAACAGAGTATTCCAAACAGGGAGATTAGAATATACTTCTTGTGCTTCTTGTTTGAGAGACCAGTATCAAGACTTAAAGAAAGTATTAGAAGCTTATGATACAAAATGATATAATACAAGTAATATACTCAGGCAAGTACTTTTTTGTTATTTGCCTTAATTGAATAAACAATACAAAATCAGATGGCAGGACCAGGAGGAGCAAGACCAGGAGCAGGTCGCAAACCAAAAGACGAAGAGAATAGGATAAGAGACTTAATGATGCCTTATTCACTAGATGCAATACAATGCCTAGCTAATATAGTAGTAAGCGATAAATCAAAAGATACCGATAAGATTAGTGCATCAAAGATTATCATTGAATATGCTTATGGTAAACCTAAAGAAAGAGTAGAGTCAGATATAAATGTAACAGGATTAGAGTTTAATATAAAGGACATAGTTACATTTGATAAATGAAATTCAATTTAAGTCCAAAGTACACTAGTTTATTTAAAGGAGATTCAAGATACTACGTAGTTTCAGGAGGTCGAGGATCTTCTAAATCATTTAGTGTAAATGCATTTTTATTATTATTAACTTATGAACCAGGACATACGATATTATTTACTAGGTATACTCTTACTTCTGCTCATGTATCAATTATACCTGAATTCATAGAAAAGATAGAGATACTAGATAAGTTCGAGGATTTTCATATAACAAAGGATGAGATCATAAATCTAAGAACAGGGAGCAAGATATTATTTAAAGGTATCAAAACTTCTTCAGGACAACAAACAGCGAACTTGAAGTCATTAAGTGGCGTTACTTGTTTTGTACTAGATGAAGCTGAAGAGTTAACAGATGAGGATGTATTTGATAAGATAGATTTTTCTATTCGTTCTAAGGATAAACAGAATAGGGTAATACTTATTTTAAATCCAGCTATGAAGACTCACTTTATCTATCAAAAGTTCTTTGAGTCAAAAGGAGTTGAAGCAGGGAGTAATACAATTAAAGGAGACACTACATACATTCATACGACATACCTAGATAATTATAACAACTTATCCGAAAGTTTTTTAAATCAAATACAAACGATAAAAGAGAGACGTCCTGACAAGTATAAACACACTATTCTTGGTGGATGGTTAGAGAAAGCGGAAGGAGTTATATTTACCAATTGGAGAATAGGAGAGTTCAATAAAGATAATGGCTCAGTATTCGGTCAGGATTATGGATTTAGTAACGATCCATCGACATTAATTGAAACGTCAATTGATAGAGCTAACAAAAAGATATACATTAAAGAGCACATACATAAGCAAGGTTTAACTACGTCAGAACTTGCACAACTAAACCAACAATTTGCAGGTAGAGATTTGATAGTAGGGGATAATTCAGAGCCTAGATTGATAGCAGAACTTAAAGCAAGAGGTTTAAATATAGTAGCAACAATTAAGGGAGCAGATTCAGTTAAATATGGGATAAGTTTAATTCAAGATTATGACTTGATTATTGAAGAAAATTCCGTAAATTTGATAAAGGAATTAAATAACTATTGCTGGTTAGAAAAGAAGAGTGAGACGCCAATAGATAAATGGAATCACTGCTTAGATGCAATGAGATATGCGATTAGTTACCAATTAGCTAATCCAAACAAAGGAAAGTATTCAATTTACTAAATACAAAATATGAAAACAGAAGTTAAAGAAGTATCGTTCCAAGTACCGAACAAGAAAAACATCATTAGAGATGTAACATTAGAACTAGTGGAGAAATTTAAAGCTGAACATGGCTTCAATTGGAAGTTGGCAATGTACGAAGCTATAGACAATGAGATAATGAAGTTCCAGGGGAGCTTAGAGTATTGGAAAGCTATTAGAAAGAATATTAAATGAAGTTAGAATTAGTAATACCAACATCGTTAAGCGAGATACCTTTGATGCACTACCAAAAATACATGGTAGTTGCATCAAATAAGGATAATTCAGAGCTGTTTATATCACAGAAAATGATTGAGATAT